CGGAGAGTGGGGGATTCGAACCCCCGGTACAGTAATCCCGTACGTCAGTTTAGCAAACTGGTGGTTTCAGCCACTCACCCAACTCTCCGGGCAGCTAAAACTAAATATTGCTATCGTTAAGCGGGACAAAAGTAAATCAAAAAAGGGGAATTACCAAATAAAAACCGGAGAAAAGTTTTCGCCCTGCATTCTGCCGGGGGAGGCCCCGCGGCATGGAGCCCCCGTGGCCGAAGGCTGCGTCCCGCCGATACGGCCTGTCGGCGGCGGCATCCGTTGCACGGGCGTCGAAAATTCACATCTCTTTTTTGCCGTTTTGCCTGCTCTGGTGTCGGATTTGCTTTGCCGTATTATGAAATTGCATTTAGATTTTGTACCTTTGTGTGATATTTCGCTCATAATGGCAGAGAAAGATAAAGACATACTGGAGAATATAGGAGAGCAGGAATACAAGTACGGCTTCACCACGGACATCGAGACCGAAACCATCGGTAAGGGTCTGAACGAGGAGGTGGTACGTCTGATCTCCGCCAAGAAAGGCGAGCCCGCGTGGATGACCGAGCGGCGCGTGGCGGCTTACCGCCACTGGCTGACGTTGGAACCCCCGACGTGGGCGCACCTGACGATTCCCGAAATAGATTTTCAGGACATCATCTATTACGCCGCCCCCAAGCCGCAGAAAAAACTCAATTCGATGGACGAGGTCGACCCTGAGCTCAAACGCACGTTCGACAAACTGGGCATCCCCCTCGAAGAGCAGATGGCGCTGGCGGGCGTGGCGGTCGACGCCGTGATGGACTCGGTGTCGGTCAAGACGACGTTCAAGGAGGTGCTGGCCGAAAAGGGCATCGTCTTCTGTTCGATCTCCGAGGCGCTGCGCGACTTCCCCGACCTGGTGAAGAAATACCTGGGCAGCGTCGTCCCCTATACCGACAATTTCTATGCGGCGCTCAATGCCGCGGTCTTCTCCGACGGTTCGTTCTGCTACATCCCCAGGGGTGTCCGCTGTCCGATGGAACTGTCGACCTATTTCCGTATCAATGCGGCTGGGACGGGACAGTTCGAACGTACGCTGATCGTGGCCGACGAAGGGGCTTACGTGAGCTACCTCGAAGGCTGTACGGCCCCGCGCCGCGACGAGAACCAGCTGCATGCCGCCGTGGTCGAGATCATCGTCGAGAAGGACGCCGAGGTCAAATACTCCACGGTGCAGAACTGGTATCCCGGCGACAAGCAGGGGCGGGGCGGCATCTATAATTTCGTGACCAAGCGCGGCATCTGCCGCGAAAACGCCCGCCTGTCGTGGACGCAGGTGGAGACCGGCTCGGCCATCACCTGGAAATACCCGAGCTGCATCCTCGCGGGCGACAATTCGGTCGGCGAGTTTTACTCGGTGGCCATGACCAACAACTTCCAGCAGGCCGATACGGGTACGAAGATGATCCACATCGGCCGCAACACCCGCAGCCGCATCGTCTCGAAAGGTATCTCGGCGGGGCGGAGCGAGAACTCCTACCGCGGGCTGGTGCGCATGGCTAAGGGGGCGGAGAACGCCCGCAACTATTCGCAGTGCGACTCGCTGCTGATCGGCGACAAGTGCGGCGCGCACACCTTCCCGGTGATCGACAGCCGCAACCGCACGGCCGTGGTCGAACACGAAGCCACCACGTCGAAAATTTCCGACGACCAGCTTTTCTACTGCAATCAGCGCGGGCTTTCGACCGAGGATGCCGTGGGACTGATCGTCAACGGCTACGCCCGCGAGGTGCTGGCCAAACTGCCGATGGAATTTGCCGTCGAGGCGCAGAAGCTGCTTTCGATAAGCCTCGAGGGTTCGGTCGGATAACCGGATATAAATAAAAAAGGAAAGATATGTTAAGCGTAAAAAATCTGCATGCGTCCGTCGACGGCAAGGAGATCCTGCGGGGCATCGACCTCGAGGTCGGAGCCGGCGAGGTGCATGCCATCATGGGCCCCAACGGTTCGGGCAAGTCGACGCTCGCGGCGGTGCTCGCGGGCAATGAAAAGTTCACCGTCACCGAAGGTTCGGCGACGTTCCTGGGGCAGGATCTGCTGGACATGCCGATCGAAGACCGGGCGCGCCTCGGCCTGTTCCTCGGCTTCCAGTACCCGGTCGAGATACCGGGCGTCACGATGGCCAATTTCATGAAGCTGGCCGTGAACGAACAGCGCAAGTTCCGCGGCGAGGAGCCGCTGACGGCCGCCGAGTTCCTGCGCCTGATGCGCGAGAAGAGCGCTGTCGTGGAGCTCGATGCGAAGCTCACTTCGCGTGCCGTGAACGAAGGCTTCTCGGGCGGTGAGAAGAAGAAGAACGAGATTTTCCAGATGGCGATGCTCGACCCGAAACTGGCGATCCTCGACGAGACCGACTCGGGACTCGACATCGACGCCCTTCGCATCGTCGCCACGGGCGTTACGAAACTCCATACGCCCCAGAATGCCACGGTGGTCATCACGCACTACCAACGCCTGCTGGACTACATCGTGCCCGACGTGGTGCATGTGCTCTACAAGGGGCGCATTATCCATACGGGCGACAAGACGCTGGCCCTCAAGCTCGAAAAGGAGGGCTACGACTGGCTGATTAACGATTACAGGGAATGA